CGCTCGTTTCTGAAATCCGTCCACTCATAATGCCGAGAATGGAAATTATCTGCCGTATATGTGCCGCTTTCCGGCAAAGACAGGCTACTAATCAGCCCCTCGGGATCGTCTTCTAGCTGGCGCTCTGCTAGTGTCTTTACAGCTTTTTGCTCTAAGGCCTTACGGCGCTCGTCTTTTTCTATGTTCGATAGGCCTGATGTTTCGATCAAGCGTTGGCCGTCTGCTATTGCGTCCCCAATGCTATCAGGATCTGCATAAACCTCGGACATTAGCTTTTCAACTGACTGATCAAGCACAGAGCGGCTGTATCTTTCGCTTTCCTGCGTTTGTAAGCCGCGAGCTTTAAACTCGTGCTTCTTTGTGTCCTGTTGAAGGACCAATGCCGCCCGTTCCTTCAAATGCTCCGGCGCTCTTTTGTATAAGCTTTCAGCTTCGGCTCTGTAGGCCTCTAATCTCTTGTCAGAAAAACCTATCGCCCCTGGCTCAACCTCTTTAAACTCATTCTGCAAAGCCTCGTCTTGGCCGGCACGGAAATCTAATAGTTGCTTTTCAAAACCAAACTCTAGGCTTTTCTCAAGTTTCGCCTGATCTCTTTGCTTATCAGCTTCAAGCACGCCATCAAGTCGGCTGACAGCTCCACCCAATCCAACAAGCGCCTGACCAACGTTTGACTGAACGTTCCCGCTTAAACGTGATCGATTAGTAGCTGAATTGAAACCATTGTACTCTGGTATTTTAGCCATGAAGGTAACTAGACCCCCTAACACCAGAACGCTTATTGCGGGAATACCTGTCGTAAGCAGAACTGTAGCCATCAAGAACGCTCGAAGTCGCGCCAATGATAGACCCGAACCGTTCTTGATCCGCGCTCGCTTCCGCAACCTGTGCCTGATTGAGCAAGCCGGACCTTGAAAGCTCACCGCTGTAGACCTCATTCAAAGCATCTCGTTGGCTCTTTTGTGCAGTTCGCCCAATTGTCGCCAATACTGAAGTGTCAGTTGATCCGCCTTGAGCGCGAGCAATCTGCTTTGACCTTAACTCTTTGCCGCGATTGAAAATCTCCTCTGCCTTCTTTTGAGACAGAGCCGCTTCAATCCCAGCCTGTGCCTTTAGCTCCTTGGCGCGTCGCTCAAGGTTCTTGCCTTGAGTTTGCCCCTGAACCAATTTGCCTAGCATCTTCATTCCCTGCGCGGCAACAAACGCTTCAAGCCCACTCATTGAGAGCCTCCATGAATCCAGTAACTGCCCTCGAAGGGGCGAAAGTTTAAGTGTTTCAAAAGCTTATCCGCGCCCTTTATTGCCATATCGCAATCAGAAACTAAGGGTTTATTGCCCTCGTGCCTCTCGATTAGCTTCTTTGCCTGTCGCACAATCGTGACGGGCGGAACGTCACCCAGTCTTTCAAAGACCAGCCAGTCAAACTCTGCCGTGCCAAACACGGCACCCAAGGCGACCGGGCTGCCATCGCGTGAAACCTTCACACCATAAAACGTCAGGCCCTCTAGTCTTGGGTCTTCAATGACCTGCCTGATATCATCCATTGTAAGAGCGCTAACCTCGATCATTTGTCACAATCTGAGGAATGAGTGCTTGTATTGTGGCAGGGTAAGGAGCGGAGCATTCAACCACAACCCTACAATCAGTGTCAAAATCACTGTCGAGAGAAAAGGCATCGTAGTCTAGATTTTCAAATAAAGTGTTATCCGCAACTGCTTTTCCGCCAATCGTTGTGGCTGCTTTCCTCAAATCGCCGTCAGCCATTACTTGACCAATCATTTTTCTAGCGCCAATTCTAATGCCCTCTAGAATCACATATGATAGAATCATACCAAGCTTCGGAACCCGCTTACGCTGCGATAAAGCCGTTCCCATCTCCGCGCCATAGGTCAGCTTCGGTGTAACCATTCGGGCTTTGTAAGGCAGGCCAACGGCTACCAGCTGGGAAGCTACCGGTATTTGAATTTGGTTGCTCTCAACCCGGTCTTCTGATCCAATCGTCAGACTGGCCACGCCATCCGCCCAAGCAACCACCTCGCGTCCCGCTAAGTGGGTAAGACCTGTCACATTTGTTTGAGCGCTTCCGAGATCCTGATAAATGAAACAATCCATTATTCGGTTGCTGTCGCCACCTTCGGCCTCTGTTTCTTTCGCCATTCTCTCAGTATATCGGCGCTCTACTAAGTTGATCTCTCTGTTTGTCTGGTAGTGTATTTGATCGTTGTCTCCATCCGGTAAGATAGCAACATCTTCAATCAGATCGGTCTTGGTTACGTCTAGCGCCGTCGTGTTTATCTCTGTCCATCCTTGGATAGACTGGTCTTTCTTGAAGTTTAGAACCGCCACTTTACCGTTACTCAACACACAATGAATTCTGATGTCTGGCTGGTGTTGAACGGCCATTGATTTAATGCCGCTCTTCAGAATGTCTGGATTAAGTTCTGATAGGTCGGTCGCTGTAAAGTCGTTTGCTTCAAAGTTGTAGCTAACAGAAAGCAACTTTCTACCGCCTTCTTGCGCAAAGAAGCCAAAATTCCCAATTCTTACAGGCGGGATTGAAGCGCATGTCTCAGTTGAGACGAGGCGCGCAGTAAAGTCATTGGCAGTCAAAGGGTCGTCTCTGGAAGAAGAGCGAACGGAATAAACCCCTCCGGTTGTGCCAATTACCAACCTTTGAAGCGACATGATCCAAACAGCATCTTGTGCAGAGCCGGAACCGAAAGATCGGTTAAACGGCGCGGAATCTCCTACTTTAGTCACGTCATATGAAGAAAAGTTATCTGTCTCTGAAGCCCAAACCTGAGACCCTTTAACCCACATAAGCCGACCGTCGTGAAAGGTCACCGCCACCGGCCAACCTCGATAGTCAGACCAAGCAGACTCCTGCCAGATCGAAGTCTCTATTGAATGCCCAAATTGACTATAAATGTCTACTGTGACGGAAGTACCGCTGTTAACACCGACAACACGGGCAACACCTGATTGCTCCGATCCGTCATACTCCAGCTTTGCAGTTACAATCGCAGAACCGTACCCGCCATTATCGATTTCAAGACGATAATAAACCACTTCCTCGGTGAAAGCGTCGTTGTGCAAACCACCTTGATTGGCGGTGAACGATTTCCAAGTCGAAAACCCAGTTGGAACGCCAAACGCTCGCTTTAGACGAACCGTCGTTCCTGTCCAGTTTGAGGAGGTCAGAGAAACGCGGAGATCTCTTGCTGTGCCTCTTCCTGTTACTTTGATGTAGCCGGTGGACTGGTTATCACTTGTGAAGGTGTACGATGTCGCTTTTCTGTCGTGTGTCAACCGCCACAATGAGCCTAAATGCCCGTCAGAGAATATGCTCTCAGATGCCGTAAGTGTCGATCTACCAACTGTGTTTCCTGTGTCTATGGTCACATAACTTGACCCAGGATTAAGAAAAGGACCGTCCCTCAAGTCGAACAGCTCTACGCCAAAACTATTGCCGGAAGAAGAGGTGATTTTGTGAGGGGCGTATGAGCCGTGAGCAAGGTAGAGAACGCTAATTGATTGCGTCCAATTAATTTCAAACAAGTCGGCCTGGCTGTAAGGCGCGTCAACAACAATAGGCCCCGCCGTTTCTACGGTTATGCTGTCAACCAGTTTTTGGACCTTAGGGTCTGTTGAATAAAGCTCAACCCAAAAGTGAGTTGTGGGAGTAAAGCCGATAGAATGCACGCCAGTATTAAGAGCAATAGTTCTCTTGATATCATCCGCACCGGCGGCTGTACCTACCTTGAGGTAAACAGGACCACGACGGACATCAATTGTAATCCCGTGCTCATCACCACTATCGTTCAATATGACTCGCTGCCTAACCCCCGCTCTGCCATTATGGGAGGCCGTCAGGCGCAAGATGTTGCCAGACACTATTGCCCTACCATCCGCATCAACAAAGGTTGTCCAGCCAGATATAGAGCCAAAATTCCCATTAGCGATTGTAAAAGTGGCGCCATTTCTCTGGATAGGCGCGCCTCCTTCAAGAAAGCGTGCTTTTTTATTGGTTAATTCAACCAAGTATTTGGTTGTTCTATCAACGGCGAAGGGGATTAACTTCACTGCTGAGGTTGAACCTGAAGCACTGCTTAAGTTCGCTTCTGACATGTATTCAAGGCCTGGTCGCATCTTTTGAGGGCCAAGTGTTGTAGCCAAGAAGTTAGTGCTTTCAGAGAGAGCGAGACGCATCTTGTCAAGATCAATGCGCGCTAGTCCCTTCTCCGAAATCACGCCTGCGGTAAAGCCGAGTAGAGGAGCGTTAACTTTAGTCATTTTCGCGGTTTATACGCCCCATGAAGCCACCAGAACGAGTAGCAACCAAAGAAGTTAATCGAGGCCGAATCACATCACTGTTTGCGCTGTCTTCGCTCTGCGCTTCTTTTAGCTCTTTGATGTATCCCGCGCGGAAGTTCTGAGCGGCGGACAAAGATGAATTCAACCTGTTAGCCGATTTCCATGCCATCAAATAAGAAAGTGCCGATTTAAAATATTCCGGCCAAGTGGCGGTTAGCGCGTCGTCGATTGTCGGCAAGTTGACGTAAATTAGATATAGCGTCTCTTCGTTACCGTAGAGCTTGCCGCCCTCATCTAAATACTTGGCTTCACAGCCTAGCCGCCCTACTTTGATCGTTTTTGCCCAGCCAGAAGGCTTATCGAAGCCGTACTTCCAGAAAGGATGCTCGCTTGCGCCTCCTTCTGAATAAACAGCGTTCTTGCTTAAAATCTCTGTCTTTGTGGCAAAGTTCCAATCGTGCTCCTCATAGAGCCGCTTAACGGAGCTTTCAAAGACAGCATCCATTGAATAGCGTGGCTCAACGTCGTCTGTTATCAACGCAAGGGACGAGAAACCTAAAAGGTTTAAAGTGTCGTTGTAAATATCAAGCTTCGCCACAACGCAACCTTATCCATTCTGATTGGTAGGAAAACGGCGTCTGTTTGGTCATCAGTTAACGGCACCTTCGCTCGGCTGCATCAACTCACGTGCCATTGTATAAGCCACCGCTTTGTCTGTTATGTTGTCGGTCATTCTCTCGCCACCCAGCAGAATTGCCCACTTTGTGTTAGGGCCTGTCCACTTAACCTCAAGCCCTTCAGCGAGGTCGTCAAACGTGTTGAAGTACGCACGCAATACGCGAACGATAACGCCGGATTTCCCATTTTCAACCACTCGGATGAGAGCGTCTGCTGAACCATCTTTAGTGCGGACTTCCACCAAGTCATCCACGCTCAAAGATTGTTGAACGTTTCGCCAAAATCGAGGGTCAACCAGTGACGCCTTGTCAACGCTGCCCTCAACCTCAACAGTGAAGTTGCGCGTTGTATTTGGGGAAAGCTTCTTTGGTCCGTAATAATTCATTATGCATTCCTTAAAAGAAAGAGGGGGCGTCCCCCCTCTCCCTGGTTACTGGTTAGTCTGTGTCTGTCGTGGACATAACCTGACCATCAGCCAGATCACTTGCAGGAGCAGAAGCGGTGCCCTCAGACACCACAATGAAGACTTTCGCCTCAGTCGGAACAGTATTGCTTGAGGATGTCCGTCTTACGAAGAACACCCAATCACCATTTCGGACGCCTTGGGTGTAACCGTCAGAGATATAGCCAGCAGTGTTGACCGTGGCCCCGTCATCAGTCGACTCGTACGTCCAAAAACGAATGCCGCCGAATACGTTACCGCTGACTGATTTTAGTTGTGTTGCATCATATGCCATGATGGTAACTCCTTAAGATTCGTCAAAGAGGACTTCGAGAATGCCCGCTTGTTGCAGAATTGAAGCCCCGTGATGCACAGAGCCGCGAACGTAGCTGTAGGCGTCCTCGCTATTGAAGCCAGCCGCATAACCGTCTTCGCCAGGAAGAAGGTTGTTCGCATAGCCAAGGGAGTCACGGTGCCAGATGTAGTTTTTACAAGCAGACGTGCCTTTACCTGTTGCGCGTGGGTCCATGAAGTGAACCGCATTCAACCAACGTCGCTTCTCCTGCTGTGGCCCCTCAAGAACGCCGTCTCTCACATATTCCGAGCTTGTAAAAGCCGGGATCTGCTGAAGCTGCGCCCAAACTTTAGGCGACCACGCGCAATAAATGTTACCGTCATCGTCGATCTCATTGTCGTAAAGATCTGAGATGATTTCGGTAATATTTGCGAGCGAGACAGCCGTAAGCGCCGTACCGCCATTGAATTGATTGGTTGCACCCGTAAGCGTGTCTCGAATAACTGAGTCACCTTCACGCCGGACAGCCTTCGCCGCTCGATTTTGCATGATCATTCTTTGGTCTGCTTGACCGTTAACGATATCAAAAGACTTCTTAGTCTCTTTGTAGTGCTTTTCCACCAGAGTGATCGTAGGTTGAGTGTCTGATGGGTTCACAGCCGGGATTAGGCCGTTACCCTGACGAGTGACCATCTCAGGCGGAGCGCCTGCCACAAGGAACTTAGCCGTATTGCCGTTGATTTCCGCTTCGTCCACATAGGAACCGGCGAATAGTCCGCCTGAGTTAGAGAATGCGTTCACAAACTCCTGGCGGTAATGAGTAAGATAGTGTGCTGACACTTTTCTATTCCTCTATTAAATTGAAAGATAAGTGCCTTTCCTTCGCTTTTCCCTCGAAAGGGGTCTCTAGAAGGCTGATTTTGTTGACTAATTTGAATGGTTGCGCGGTCCTCGTAAGGTTTACGCGCCGGTAAATTGTCTAAAAGAAAAAGGGGAGCTGAAAACTCCCCTCTTGCGGTCCTGTAATATCGGGTCGACTTTTATGCTGCGTCTTTAAAAGCTAACGGGCTGATCTCCCTGATCCGCTTCTGAACCTCTGCTGATTTATATTTAGCAGGGTCTTTTGTTTGCAGGCTCATTAGCTGGTCGTACTCTTCTTTGGCCGAGGTTATTACGCCAGGATTAGACGCAATATGCAGCTCGTCCCCATATCTCTCTTGAGCCAAAGGGGCTAGCATTCGGAAGAATTCGGGGCTATCCCCTAACACCGTCCCATCTGCAAGCTGCAGGTCAAGCACAGGATGCATTTGGCCCTCTACTCTTGGCCCCGCATGTTCTTGGACAAGCTTGGTGATCGCCCCTTTCATTGGCTCAAACCGATCAGCGCCAAACTCTTCGACTAGCTGATACTTTGCTTTTTCCGCTGCGGCCGCAACTGCCTGGATTTTTTGGTCCTTCAGGCCTTCCCCAAAATTATCGACAAAATCCATTGCCGCTTTAACAACGTCAGGAGTTGCATTGACTTCATGCATTGTATCGAAGAACTTACCAAGCATTGCTTTTGTTTCTTTTGGAACGTCTTCGCCCATTTCTAGGTAGCCAGAAGGTTCATTAGGGATTCCCTGCTTGGCACGCCAGTTTGACAACTGCTCGTCGGTTGGGTTTTCTGGCAGCTTTGCAACGAAGTCGCCGCTTGATAACTTTTTCTCAAGCTCTCTATAGCCACGGAAAACGTCTGAAGGGTCTTTCCACCCCTTCCCGATAAGGTGCTTATGCTCCTTGTCGTCGTCTCCTGCTAGACGTGCGGCCCAATCGTCAGGCCAACTGAATTCAGCGGGTGCCGCTTCTGGCGCTGGTTGTACTTCTGGGGCTGCTTCAGCAGCGGGTTGGGTCTCTTCTGTCACTTGTTATCCTTTCACGGGCAAGCTGGTTTTGATGATTCTTAGGAGCTGATTGCCTACAAAGCGCCGGCCTTCAGCAAAAGCGGTGTCCCTGTCTGATTCTGGGAAGTAGCTCATATCGTAGGTTCTGCACACAACCTCTATAATCGCCTTCATAGCGCGCTGTTGTGCGTCCTTTGATGCTTCGCCGCGTGCAACTGCCTGAATGTCGTTGTGCAGAACGTGCGCTAGTTCGAAGGCACCGGGTTTCTCTACAGTCTGCACGGGTGCATAAGGTTTATGCTGCAAGTTCATCGGCTCCTTGTGCTAACGCCTGCATCATTTCAGGTGGCATCTGTGGCTGTTGAACTTGGTCTTCCTCAACAAGCCACTTCTCGGCTCCGATTGACTTCACCGCCTCTCTGAAACCTTTCACGACTTCAACTTGGCTTGGCAATGATTGATCAAGCTGTATAGAAGTAGCCAGCAGTTGGCTTAGATCGCTAAACCTCGTGGCCTCAGAGCGGGACAAGCTGTCCTGCAATTCATTGGAGAATGTGAACTTGACCTCTTCCCCGCCCAATGACGGTGGGAGAATGTCGCCGAACGTGTCTAGCTCTACAAGAGTGTTGAACTCGGTCTCCAGCATTCGAGCGTTGTAGTCCACTTGCAGCGGTTCAAAGACAGGCGCACTTGATCGCATGTATTCTTGAACCAACTCTTGTGTTTCATAGGCCGTCTTGGCTGTGCCATCTGGCAGCTTAAGCTTGTTTAGGAAGAAAGCTTCCGTAAGCATTGAGCGCGCATCCGCTTTGATTTCAAAGCCGTATGGCAAACCCTTGCCCATTTCTATGGGCCGGATTGGGTTCCCTGTTCGCTCATCGTAATCTCTATCAATGTAGGTAATCCCACCTGGGAGCAGGTCGATTCCTGACTTGGTAGCCTGATCGGTTGCGACCATCGGAGGATCAACAACCCGCTCACCTGCCGTAAGCAGTATGTAGCCGATCTGTTGGAGTGTTCTAGCATCAGGTAACGCTATCAAAGAGGCAGGCGAATAGCCGTATTGACTGCCAGCTACACGGTTCCAACGACCGATAGAGTACCTTAAGAAGTCTGCCGATTGCTCAGCAACGATCATTTTGTGTTTTACGTCGTAGAAAACTGATACATAAGCGCCCTTTTTAGGCGGCTTCTTATAGTATTCGTAATCCTCAACTGGCATCATTACGTGACGGAATTCGAATTTAGTGTCTTTGTGCTTGTC